TTTTTTTCTTTCATCGGTTTGCTTGAGATAAAATTGTAATGGGGCTGCGAATGAACGTTTGGTTCTTTCACAGCCCCATGAAATCATCCCTGGATCCGCTTGCGATATTCCGTAGGCGTCTCCTCATAGTATATCTTGAAATACCGTATGAAGCTGCGCATCTCTGAAAAGCCACAGGCATCGCTGATCTCCCGGATCGTATACTGCTGATCCTGAAGCATCTTTCTGGCCTGATCACATCGATACTGACTGAGATAGCCTGACACCGTCTTTCCTGTGGCGAATTTGAAGAGACGGTTAAGATAGATTGGATTGACGTTGATCTTTTTGCCGATCTCCTGCACGTTTTGAATGCGCCTGTAATCCGCCTCGATGAGCCTTATTGCCGCTTCCACATACTGATTTCCTTCGACGTCGGCTTCGGCATCCTGGCCGATCAACGATCGATACCATTTCTCAAGCGTCTCCTGCACCTCTCCCGCAGATTTGCACGACTGAAGCTGACTGACCACATCGACGAGCGGATCGGATGTCGATAGAAGATCCATCTCGGTGAGCAAAGCGCAGGTTTGCATCAGAAGGGCCATGGCGCGCTTCTTTATTTCCCGGATGGCTGTCCCGGGGAGCAGATAGGAACGGGTCACTTCATCGTAAGCATCCTTCATTGCTGCGGCATCCTGCACAGCTACCGCATCGCACAGCTTCTGCACAGCCTCTTTGTGCAGGTGATCTGTTGCATTGGCACTCGTCAATACCACTGCTTCCTGAGGCTGTTTTTCCATAAGCAGCAGGGTGGACAGCTGTTCCCGCGCTGCGATGTAGGCATCGTGAGGATGCGGATCAGTCTGGGAACAGATTCCGATCGAAAACACGATATCCACTCGCAGGAAGCTATTGAGCGCATCGTGCATGGTCTCGCACAGCGCTTTGAGGTGCTCGCTCAGATCGGTGCATTCGGTGGCGTTGATCAAAAACAGGATGCTGCTATCATCGCCATAGGTCGAATACACTTCGCCCAGGGCCGATAATTGCGATTGGACATTGCGACGCACGAGCAGATAGGTCTGTTCGTCGAACGCATCCCGCTTCGGCGTTACCTGAACCACGGCGAAATAAGGCGCCTTCAGCGATATATTGCAACGCGCGAGGCTCTCGCGGCGCTGTTCAATAGGGAGGCGAGTGCGCAACAGTTCGCCGATGAGCCTTTCCCGCAGAAGAGGCATACTTTCTCTGGTCATCTGTCGGGCGTGGAAGAGTTCGGCTGTGAGGCTTTCAAATATGCTGTAGAGCTGGAGATCCTGGTCGCCCTGGTCCTCATCCAGATCCCATTCACTGCGCATCTCCCGCACCAGCATATCCAACTTGGCCATGCGCTTATGATAAAGCATACGGGCGATGACCTTGCACAGGATCATGACGACGAGCCATATGCCCAGGCTCGACCATAGCTGTGGCAATGAACGCAAGAGCATGGTGCTTAGCGGCATCCAATAGATCGCACGGGCGGAGATCTCTACATTAGAATGGCGACTCTCGGCCTCACTGGCTTGTGCGGGATCTGAAGAGGATGTCAGGAGCATATCGTCCAGCCATACGGCGTAATCGCCCAGTCCGCTTTCAGCATAGATACTTGCTGTTTTCGCCAGACTGTTCAGAGACTGACTGACGATGATATAGCCGCTGTCTTGTACGCTGGACAGCGGGAGAGAGCGGATATAGCTCAATGCAGGTCTGGGCGTGACATAGATGTTCTGCTGATAATCACGCAGCGCCCAACGATCAAGCCATCCGCCTTCAGCGCGCAGGCCCTGCAGGAGATTCTGGTCGAAAAAATCATCATAATTCGTCAGACCGTAATCGGATATCAGGATCATCTGAGACTTATGAAGCATCAGCTCGACCGAGAGTTCTCCGCTGATTATGGAACACAGCACTCTGTCGTACTTAGAAAGTCCTGTGAACGAGGGCGACTCTTGTACGAGCAGCGTATCGACATCGTTGAGTGAGCTTAAGTAGATGCTCAGCGCCTGCATGCTTGACAGCCGGTCTTGTATGCGCAATGCCAGCAAATCTGCCCCGTCGCTCATTCGTTTGCTCAGTGCGGTATATCGCTGAAAAGTCAAAATGGCATAGACGGCCACTAAAGCGAAGCTTACTGACAGGCAGATGATCCGATATATCTGCTTGAGCCGCATATTATCCATGCCTTTCCCCATTTTCTTCTGTTGGATGAGGGCCATCCCCCTTCTTGCTGTGGGCGTATATTCGTTGTTCCGGAGAACAGAGAGACTGTGGCGGAAAGAGTGCGTTTATCCGCCTGAAACAGTCCGTGACACGGAACGTTTTTAATGCAGTCCTCTTTTCAAGTGATTCGCGATCTGCATTATCCTGGGCAGCGTCCAGTCCAGAAACTTGCGCATGCCGCACTGAGCATCATCAGCTGCAAAGCATACCGTTTCGCGCATTCTTTTGCAGCCGCCGCCGCATAGAAGCACGTATGGGCAAGATCGACAGGGCGCATCGATCCTTTGAGCCTTGCTGGGAGATCGGGCAGAACGATCGTACAGTTCCTCCAATGTCTGGTCTTCGAAGGATCCCATACGATATTCGTCCAGACAGTAAAAATCGCAGGGGTAGACACTGCCGTCCGCCTCGACCACCAACTGAGGCTGGCAATGTCCGTCCAGCCCGCAGGCATTGACGCTGCCATAGGCGATGCGATGGATCAGGTCATCGAACAGCTTGATGCTCCAGTAGTTGCCCTGACGATATTCCTGAAACCAATCATCAAACAACTGCGTGTAAAATGATGCAAAGCTTGCAGGCTTGAGCGCATAGGGGCTGCCCTTCTTCTCGAGATCGTCCAAACAAGGCGTGAACTGGACATAGCGAAACGGATGTTGACGAATGGCATTCCACACTTTGTGCGGATTGCGTGCGACATATTCCGTCAGCGTGCAGAGAATGTTGTATTCGACCTGATGGCGATCGAGACGTTTGGCCGTCTCCAGCACCCTCTTCGTCGTGCCTTGACCATGGACGTCCACGCGCGCCTCGTCATTTCGGTTGGGCAGAAGATCGTAGGATAAGCCGACGAGGAAGCGATTCTCATGTAAAAAGGCGCACCATTCATCATCCAGTAGCAGCCCATTGGTCTGCAATGCATAGTGAACATGCACGCCCTGGTTCAGAGCGCTGACCTTGCGGATGACGGAGCAAAAGAAATTCAACCCTGCCAACGTCGGCTCGCCGCCCTGAAAGGCGAGATTCAGATGATCGCCGCGTTTGAGATCGGCAAAGATGGCTCTGAGCATGGTCTCCAGCGTATCGTCAGAGATGAGTCCATAAGAGGCGATATCCCGTTGATGAGCAACATCCGCATAGAAACAGTATACGCATCTCATGTTGCACAGCGAAGAAGCCGGTTTTATCATAATGGAGAGATTCTTCATGGTTTCAGCCCCTTCCAAAGCGGTATATACAGCGATCTGGCGCATTCTACCGTTTCTCTGAAACCAATTCAGCGGCAATCTTCGTGCCGTACGAATTGGCATCGTAACGCGTACCCGTTCGTGGCCACAGAGGGTCTCGCCATTTTCGCCGACGCAGACCATGCAGAACGAATACAGGCGGTTCCGGGAACCGATATTGATCTTACATAAAATATTATAACATGATGACGAGCGTTTGTCACGAGGGAGTTTGCCTGCGGAATGCGATTCATTCTATTGGCATCAAACATGGGTAACACTCTAATGGAAAGAGACTGTCAAGGCCAAAGATAGAGATTTTCCAGCGATAGGGCGGCAAGTTATCCGCACCCTGTCCTATCGTCTGAAAATACTACCCGACCTTGACAGCGCCACCAAGTGATACAATATTGCCAGGTCGGCATCAGCCGACCTTGTGTGCCATTACAGCACCACCAGGAAATCCACCCCGGCCTGATCCGGAGAACGGAGCTTCAGATGGCGTTTGAAACAGTCGTGTATTACTTACCGGCATTCTGAAAGCGATCAAGGATACCTATCAGTTTCTTGAGTTTCCCACATCATCTGTTCTAATGCTTTCATACTCATACAGAGCTTTCCCGTGCCACTGGATACCGGTGATGCGCCGCACCCTCCCCGCAAACTCAGCAACCGACTCTTCCCAAGTCACTTGCTTCGTTTGCGGGCTGTTTGTCGTTGTCCAAATCGCCACCTATTCCGTCGTTTCTGTCGCTGAAAAGCACCGCCACCTATAGGGTAACCGCTACATCCCTGCCGTCCTTGAACCGAAAGACGAGCCGCTTCTCGCCCTTGTTTGCTCCTTTGAATACGGTGATTCGCTCAACCGTCCCCAGAAACACACGCGCATCGAAGGCGATCTGCAGACTGCTTTCACGCAGCTCGCACATGAACGCTTCCAGCCTTCGGCGGCGACCGTTCTGTTCGGAGATGGCTTCTTTTGCTCTGAGCATAGCGCTTTTCAGTGCTTCATACCGCTCTTCCAGTGGTTGAAGGCGTGCGTTGTATTCTGCCTGATTCTGCGCAACTTCCGCATTTTCGCGGATCATTCGGCTCATCTGCTGGGCGCCTGCATCCTGCTCTGCCTGCAGGCGCTCGCACTCGATTTCCAGACTGCTGGTGTCCGTCAGCCCTGCCAGCGCTTCCTGAAGAGCGGAGAGGATTTCCTCTTTCTGCTCAAGCACCTGGTTGATTGCCTGTACGAAAGCGCTCTGGATTTCTTCATCCCGCAGATAAAGCGACGGGCAGGGACGCCCTTTTACGGCATATTTCTCGTTGCAGCGCCAGATCATGGTGCGGTAAGCGTCCGTGCTGTGCCAGACCTTGCTGCCGTAGACTGCACCACATTCGCCGCAGACCAGCTTGTCCGAGAAGATGCTCGCCGCGCTGGTGTGCCTTCCCTTTTTCGCGCGGCGCTTCATTTCGTACTGCGCAAGGTCGAACACCTCCGCACTGACGATGGCGGGATGGCTCTTTTCCACATAATACTGCGGCACTTCGCCCTCGTTGATTTTGGCCTTCTTGCTCAGAAAGTCCACCGTGAACGTCTTTTGCAGCAGCGCGTCGCCCTTGTATTTTTCATTGGTCAGGATAGACTTCACCGTGCTGCTCTGCCATTTTTCCCTGCCGGCGGGCGTGGGTATGCGCTGCTTCGTCAGAAAAGCCGCAATGCTCGAGGGCGTCTGCCCATCCAGAAACATCCCGTAGATCTGCCGGACGATCTTCGCTTCGCTCTCCACCACCTGCATGAAACCGTCCTCGCCTTTTTCATATCCAAGAAAATGGGAGTACGCCACGGACACTTTTCCGTCCGAAATGCGCTTGCGCCAGCCCCATGTCACGTTTTCGGAAATGCTGCGGCTCTCCTCCTGCGCAAGGCTGGACATGATCGTAATCAGCAGCTCGCCCTTGCTGTCCAGCGTATCGATATTTTCCTTTTCAAACGTCACACCCACGCCCTTTTCCTTGAGCTTGCGGATGGTGGTCAGCGTATCCACCGTGTTTCGGGCAAAACGGCTGACTGACTTGGTGACAATGCGGTCGATTTTCCCCGCCAGCGCGTCATCAATCATGCGATTGAAGTTCCTGCGTTTTTTGGTGTTCGTACCAGATAGGCCTTCGTCCGCGTATACCTCAACGAACATCCATTCAGGGTTGGACTGAATGTAGCGCGTGTAATAGTCCACCTGAGCCTCGTAGGAGGAAAGCTGCTCATCCTCATCGGTGCTGACCCGTGCATAAGCCGCCACGCGCAGCCGGGCGCGCAAGGGCGTGGACGGCGCAAAGCGCTGGACGGTGGCAGGGATGGTGCGCACCTTTGTGCCGCTGGGGCTGATTCTCACAAGGTCGTTTGCTGCAGCGGTGTTCATTGCCATCTCACGCATGTCTATACCTCCGTTTCATCTGTGCCCGGGCTTTTTCCTTCATCTCGTCCGTCCAGCTTTCGGCACGGGAACGATCCTGCCAGACGCGCTCTATTTCACGGCCATCCTTGAAAGCAAAAACGATGTGATTGGGAGAAGGAACTCGGATTTCAGCCAAAGTTTGAATATTCTCCTCTGTGATTTCATGAACGCCCAGTACTTCGCAGGCAATGCAATGCAGCGTCTCTTCAGGAATCTGCTTGGCGGCGCAGTATTTCTTGCCGCGGCGCAGATAGGTCACACACTGCCAGGTGATGCGGGTCAGGTTCGTCCGGCGATGGTAGTGCGCACCGCAGCAGCCGCACACAATCCGACCGCTGAATGGGTATCTTGCTGCCACATCCTTCTGCACGTTGGTTTTCTCCCGGCGCTCCGCAATCAGTGTCTGCGCCTTTTCATACGTCTCATGGTCGATAATCGCCGGATGGGTGTTTTCGGCATAGTACTGAGGCAGTTCGCCGCGATTGAGGCATTTTCGCTTCGTCAGGTGATTTTCAATATAGGTTTTCTGCAGCAGCGCGTCGCCCGTATATTTCTCGTTCTTCAGGATACCACCCACGGTTTCAGTCTGCCATTCGCCACCCAGCCGGCAGGGAACGCCCTGCTCACGCAGCGCCTCCGTGATTCGCCCCTTTCCCATGCCGTTCAGGCAGGATCGGAAGATGAAGCGAACGATCTCAGCCTCCCGCTCGTCAATAACGATGCGTCCCTTTTCTCTGCGATAGCCGTAAAGCAGCGGCAGATTCATGGGCTTCCCCTCTGAAAAGTCCTTGCGGATGCGCCATTTGCAGTTATCCGAAACGCTCTTACTCTCCTCCTGCGCAAAAGAAGCGAGGATGGTCAGCATCAGCTCGCCGTCCCCGCTCAGACTGTCTATGTTCTGCTCCTCAAAATAGACCGCAACGCCCAGTTTCTTCAACTCCCGCACCGTTTCCAGCAACGTCACCGTGTTACGGGCGAAGCGGCTGACGGACTTGGTGATCACCCGGTCGATTCTGCCCGCCCGGCAGTCTGCCAGCAGCCGCTGAAACTCCGGGCGATCGTCCTTCGTCCCGGTCAGCGCTTCGTCTGCGTACACCCCCGCATACGCCCAGCCGGGGCGGCGCTGAATGAACTCGCTGTAATGGCTGACCTGGGCAGACAGCGAGTGCAGCATGGCGTCCTTGCCGGAGGACACCCGGCAGTAGGCCGCAACCCGCTCCAGCCGGGGCATGGCCGCGGCAGGCTTTACCTTGCGGATGATCTTTTTCTTCGCTTGTTCCATGATGATTTTCCCACCTCCCGCGACCATATATCCCTCTTTTCAGGGAAAGAATCAACCGTTATCTGGATACAATCCGCCCCATACGGGAGAGAATTTCCGGCGCAGAAATGCATCAATTCGCACAAATTCCCTTCGGGTGATGATCTCTTCGGTCTGCAATCGCCTTGCGGCGGAAAGCGCCGTGCGATAGGACAGTTCACGCTGGAACTGATCGAGGGTCAGCATGGGCTGATCATCTATTACAGAAGTCTTATCCGGCATGACGCTCACCTCGTATTGGATCCGAAGCGATGGGCAATATAACAGACATGACAGCAATATATCCGGCTTCGGTCATGCCCCAGCAGCACCTTCCCGCATCCGGCGCAGCGGCGAATCTCGCCCATGGGCTTCGCCTGACTTCGCCAGTATCCCATCCGGCATGCATCCGAGCAATAGAGCCGTTCCCGCCTGCCAGGTATCTGTGCAATGGGCTTTCCGCACCGCAGGCAGAGGGATTCGCCGGTTACATTTTTCCGCGACGTGTAAACGCAGCTTTTCGCCGTGGTATCATCAGGGCGTCCTGTCTCCTGCTTTACATTGTCCCGCTGGCAGAATGATTTCACCGTGTTCACGGACAAGCCCAGCATCGCGGCAATACGCTTATACCCTTCGCCGGAGGCCCGCAATCTCCGAATTTCTTCCTGCTGATCTCGTGTCATCATGTATCCCCCCCCATTTAAGAAAAGCGGCCCTCCCTCCGAAGAGAGAAGGCCGTCCAGTTGTGCGTTATAAAGGATTTGATCAGACGAGTTTCGAGTACTTCCCGGAAACCCAGCCCACGCGTCCATTGACTACAACGGCATGCCAGCCGTTTTCGGCGGTGGCTACCCAGTCGAAGGCAGAACCGTTCCTTGCGGCGGTGATGCGGTCGTATTGCGTACCGTTGCCCACGCGGATGTTGACCGTGCCGCTATCGCACACGATGCGCACGCGCCTGGCGGCAGACGGTTCAGAGGGCTCGGCGGGTTCGGCGGGTTCCTTTCCCGCGCCGTGATCCACAACCGCGTCCATCAGCGCCTTATGGGTATCGCTGCCGTACACGCCGTCCTGCGCAAGTCCGGCTCTTGCCTGAAATAGTTTGAGGGCAGTCTCCGTCTCACCACCGAGATCACCATCCGCACCGTACCTGGGCAGACTGTAGCCCAACTGGAGCAGAAATTCCTGCAGCGCTTTCACGTCCGTGCCTTTGCTGCCCTTCTTCAGGGTTCTGGTTCCCAGCGTGTACTCACTTGTCGGTGTATCGGGTTTAGTCGCGCCGCCCGTAAACACCGCGTCGCCGTAATCCACGAAGGGCAGCTGATACCAGTGCGTCCACTTGCGAGAGGAGACCTTCGTTTTTACGCAGCCGTAGTTGAATCCGCGCTCCTCCACGGCATAACCGCCGCCGATGTACACGCCCACATGCCCGTCAAAGCGCAGCGCAATGCCAGGCACCTCGGGCAGCGTGTCCATAGTGCCCCAAGCACAGCCCTTGCTCTTCGCGTAGCTGAACATGCCGTTGGCAGATTTGTCCGGGCAGCCATGCGCGCCGTACTTGCTGGAAAAGGTTCTGTCCGTGCCAATAGACTCGATCACGCCCTGCCCGCCGTTCGTCCAGTTGTATCCTTTGATCAGTCCCACGCAGTCGGCGCAGACCTTCTTCTTTGCAATGTCGTCGCGGTACCGGGCGGTACGGCTGGAACCGTAGTG